GAACTGCCTGCCCTGTACCGGCTCATGGTCTGGTGCGCTGTTGGCATGGGCCGTGATTTCCCAGCCGTCGGCGCCCAATTCCTTGAAATTGTGCCGGCCGATTTCCTCCTGCAATAAGCCCAGGCCCCCCATGACGTTCCGGCGCACCGCCGCTTCCAGGCTGACCGGCCTGCCCGTTTCATAGTCAACCGTTCTTACGCCATGGTCTGCCAGATTTTTAACGGCCCGCCGCATGGCGGTGTTGTAATCCGCCGCCCCCGTGACGACTTGCCCAAAAGCAAAACCGCAGGTCTTTTGATAGGCCTCAGTCAGCGGATAGCTTTTCCCGTCAGGAGCAATAAAGCCGAGGGTCTGCGTCAGATTGGCGAAGTCCTCCTGCGCCTTGTCAACAACCGCTGCCACAATCTGCTGAAGCGCGCCGTTGTGCGCAAACGGCACGCCGTGAACGTGGGGAAAGCGCTTGAGGTCAAATTCATACCCGGCCTCCGCTGCCTGGGTCAAAAGCACCTGCAGCTCCTTGCCCGATACGTCCAGCCGCTTCTGCAGCTCTCTTTTCAGTTCCCGATGGCTCATGCCCATTTGCTGCGCAATCCATGTCTGATAGGCCGCGGTTGAGGTCATCTGTCCCGCCTCCGATACCCGACGGGCAATGTCGTCAATGAGAAACTCATTGACAGGGTCGGTCAGCCTCCCCGCCGCGTCCCGCAGGGCGTCGATTTGTTCCGGCGTCAGCACGGTCAGTCACCGCCTGTCAGCGCGGCCAGCTCCGGCATATACGCCTCTCGTATTTTCGCACGTTCCTCCGCCGTTTCGCACGGCAGGTCATAGTACCAGCCCAGATACCGTTCCGGCATGATAAGCCCCGACTGTACCTGTGACAGCAGTTCTTGATTCACCTTGTCGCGGTCAAACAGCACGCCGTCGCCAAAGGAGATGCGCACCGCCTTTTCCGGCTCAATTTCCGGGCCGTCATAGACGCGGTACAGCCTGCCCAGCACGCCGCAGACGCGGACAGCCTCCAGCACCGTGTCCCGCCAAACCTCTTGGAGCTGTGTAATGGTGATGGCGTAACCGCCCTTGGAGCTTGTGACCTCCGTAGCCGTCCGCTCCACCGCCTCCACATTGCTCAAAAGGCCGCGCTGTAACCCCATGACCGATTCCACATTCCGCAGATATTCGGCCTTGCGGGCCAGAAACGACGCTTCCCGAAGCTGCGGAGAGAAGATGGTCACCCCCACGTCCTCTTCGTCCGCGTCCACTCCGGTAAAAATGTGGTCTTTGAAGCGGCGCTTCCCGTCCTTGTCTCTTGTCATCATGTCGGCGCTCACGATAATGCGGCTCTCGCCCCGCTCAAATTCGCCGTTCAGCTGGGCCTCGTTTCGGTTGATGTTGTGAATCAACCCCACCGCCGGCGCGTACACGCTCACCGCGTCAGGGCTGCCGTCCACGCAGTTTTCAAGGGGCATTCGCAGGGGTATCAGCCCCAGTGAACCCACCGGCTGGCGGTATGTGTAAGCCGGAGCCAGTCCGGCGTACTTCTCCAATGTATTCAGCGGCGTTTCAATTCCCAGCGCGTTTTTAACCCGTGAGGCATACAGCTTGTTTTCCAGCGTCAGATAGCCCCTGCCGTCCACCGTGCGCCGCTCCAGCAGCGTGTAGTAGACCTCTCCCCACACCGTGTGTTCCGACGTGCCGATAGAGCACACCCTGTCCATTTCGTCGCGGGCAAGCGGAATCGCGTTTTGACGGTTGATGACGCTGAAATGAACGGTCCCGTCACGGCGCAGGAGGGGCTTTAGCCACGCCACGCCGCCAATCATGGCCCGCTGCATCGCTTTGTTCCGCACCTCGGCCAATCCGGCCAGTACGGCCTTCGCAAAGCCGCCGCTCTCCGCTGTGGCGGTGTACTCGCTAAATACCGCGCTTGTCAGCTTGTCCACCACCGCCACCGGAATACGCTGGCAAGGGTCTTCCCCCTTATCCGGTTCCCGCCCATAGAAAAGGTTGAACCATTCCCGTATTGCGCTTCGCATCTCCTGCGAAGTGATGTCCTTCGCGCCGAACGCCTGCTCGAAGTCATATATCTTCATGCTGTTCATCATGGCTGACAGTACGCCCATGCCTGCTCTCCTCCGTTGCGTTGATAGTAATTTTCTGCCGGCGGCGTAGCACGGCGTGCATCCCGTCAATATAGGCCAGCAGACGCTCGTTTTCCTGCTTCAGTTCGTCTATCCTCGCCCGCAAGCGCTTTGCTTCCTCCAGCATTTCTTCCCGGCAGTAGGCCGGAAGAAACCGCTCACATATCCAGCGTTTCAGTCCCGTCATCAATCCCTCTCCATTCCGGGATACCCCGCAGCAGCCGCCGCATGACGGTGCTGCAAAAATAGCGGATGTCGTCCATGGCATGGTCGTTGACCTTGAGCGGCCTGTCCGTTTCGCCCCGCTCATCCCAGCAGTAAAGGCCGAACTCCCGAATTGCGTCCTTGCAGTTCTCATGAATTTTCAGCCGCCCTGCCCGCAGCAGCGCCGCCGTCAGCCGAATACCGGACAGCACTTCGTTGCGCGCCTTTCGTACAGGAAAGCGGCCGTGCCGCCGTATGGTCTCAATAAAGCTGGCCGCGGAAGGGTCAACCACGACGTACTCCACCGGCGCGCCGCCGGCCAGCCGTTCCAGTTCCGCGTAATACTCCTCGTCCGTCCGCAGCGCCGTCTTTTCGCGGCCGGAGTAGTAATACTCCCTCACCCGTGTCGCCACGCCGTCCGCAACGCACCATAGGCCCGCAGAAAATGGGTTCAGCGTACCATAGTCCACCGAGATAAACCAGCGGCCCTTGCCCTTTGCCGGAGTCTCCGCCGTAATGTGGCGCTCTCGGTCAAACTGGTACACAAGGCCTTCTGCAACAACCCATCGGCCAAGGATAAAGCGGTCGTAAAATACTCCTGTATACTCTCGCTTAATGTTTTCCACATAGTCTTTTGGGAGCATAGTATTGTCGTCAATCGTAAATTTTACATCCAAGAAGTCCAGCTCATCTGCCCGCTTTATGTATCGTAGCATAAGCCAGTGGCTTGGATTGTCTGGGTTGGTGGTTGCAATCAGTTTTGCCCCGGAGACACGGAGCCGTGACAGGAGCATAGCAAAAAAGTCTTCCGGAAACTGGGTGAGTTCATCACAATAAGCACCTTGCAGTGTCATGCCGCGAATCTTACTCTCTGCACGGGCGTCATTCGCCCCCTCAAAAAGAACTTGCCTCCCAAACAGGCGCCCTTCCTTGGCTGGAATGGAAAACGTAAAATTTTTCTCTCCAACCAATTCTTGAAGCAGAAGCAAGCAGTTCCTTTTCAGCGTGGTCAATGATTTTGCACACATGAGGTACAGCCTGTCTTCCGGCATCGTCTTCACCCAGAATGCCCACAGGACAAGAGAAATCCAAGTCTTACCAGAAGAGACGGAGCCCTCCAGCAAATTAATTCTGGCTAACTCGTTTTTTTGCCACAGGCGCATCAGCTCACGCTGCTTTGGTGTGTAATTAACCATCCTGCAATCCCTTGAGCAAATCCATAAGCGCCCCATCTCCGCCAGCGTTTTTTCGTTCAAACGCTCCCACATGCTTGCCCAGCAGTTCCAGCGCTTTCAGCTTGTTTGCGTATTTTAATTCGCTGTATGCGCCGTCCGAGGCCTGCTTATCCGCAATTTCTTTCAGCTTTTCGATGACGTAATCCTGCGTGACTTCTGTACGCTCCCGCCGCGCTTTCTTCGCCTGTTGGATTGCAGATTGGATTTCAGGTTTTTTCAGGTTTTCTTGCCCAATTGAATAGGCTGTTTTGGGGTTATACCCCGCTCTTTTTGCTGCTGCGGTGGCATTCAAATCCACCAGATACTCCTGCACAAAGCGCGCTTGTTTTGGTGTCAACGCCACCTGCTCACCCTCTTTGCACCCACCATCCTCATCCGCCGGCTGTTATATCCGGCACAAAAAAAGCCGCCACCTTTCGGCAGCGACTCTCTCGCGGTTTCCCCGCAGTAGCATTATATCGTCATTTTGTGGCTCCGGCCTATCAATCTTCATCCATCAGACCGTAGTGCGACGCTACCAGGCGGATAAATTCGCCATGCCAGCGCCAAGCTGTCGCCCTTCCGCATGGCACCTTCAGTGCGGCTCCCTCTAGTGTGTAACCTTTTTCCCAAAACACCAGCCCAATCATTTTCAGGCGCGCCACACCATTTGGGTAGCGCTTCGTTTCCTCCACCGCTCGTTTCACCGCCTCATATTCTCGCTGCTGTGTGGACGGCAATTCTCTCAGTGCAGCACGCTCCACCGTCCGGCTATTCCTTTCCAAGTGCGGCATTCCAGAATAATCCGCAGTGATAGACTGGCTGTGTAAATTCCGATACTTTTCCCATAGCGCTGGGTACCGCCGTATCATGCCTTTCACATAAGGCCACCAGTCATACCGTGGTTTGCTCATGGCAAATCTCCTTCGTCAAAGTATCGCGCTCACATTGGGTCGCAGTATGTGCAGCACCCGTTCCTCTTTTCTCTCATGTGCGGACTCCTGTCTCTATGTCCCAAATCGCCTGAAAAATCGGAAAGAACTGCTGCCTCACAACGGCGTTGCCCAAGCATTTCAGCTTGTTCACCCTGTCTTCCACACCCTTCGCAATGCGCGGCACGTTCAAAGGCTCGTCCAGCCAATGGGAAACCCCATCAGCCACTCCACCCAGTCTGGGTTGAGCTGTCCTCCGTTCCCCGCGCTCATGCTCTTCCGTTCCTCCTCTGTAATTTCCCCTGCTTCTTCCAAGGCTTTCAATCTCATATAGTGTCCGCTCCCTCCACATAGGCTGCCTGCTGTTGGAGTGGGCCATAATGGCGCACCTTTCCCGCCGGTGGCAGGCATCAACGGCACAAGCTGGAATAATAACCGCCCCTGTCGCGTATTCAATGTCTTCCAAATCAGCAAGCACCGTGTCGAGTTCCATACTGACGATTCCAGCAACGTTTTCACCAACGACCCAACGGGGCCGGAGTCCTTCAATAACGCGCAGCATTTCAGGCCAGAGGTAACGGTCATCCTCCTTGCCTCTTCGCTTCCCGGCTGTACTGAACGGCTGGCACGGGAACCCGCCTGAAATAACGTCAACTGTTCGCAGTCCTGTCTGCTCATAAAAGTTCTCCTTCGTCAGTGTCCGAATGTCCCGCCACCGCGGCACGTCTGGCCAGTGCTTTTCCAGCACTCTTGTCGGGTAGTCCGCCCACTCGCACTGTCCAACCGTCACAAACCCTGCGGCCTCCGCCGCAAGGTCAAGCCCGCCGACGCCGCTGAACAGCGACAAATGCGTCACCGTTCCACCCTCCCCAGCAGGTAATCTGCCGAGCAGCCCAGCAGGTCGCACAGGGCGCACAGCTTGTCCGACGGAATATGGTTCCTGCCCCCCTGCCAGTTCTGGTAGGTGCGGACATTCACCCCAATGTGTTCCGCCACCGCTTTCTTGGACAGCCCCGCTCTTGCACGTTCCGCCTCAATGTTTGGATACTTCATCTCACGCGCTCCTTCCTGCTTTTTGCATCCTGCCTGCCCGCCGGCAAAGCTCGCCCGCGTCCGGCATCGGCTTCCCCGCCATATCCCGCTGGAGCTTCGCCCAGCTGTACGCCGCCCATTTGCAGAACGCGTCGCACGGTTCATGTCCGTTTTCGTCCCGCCTGCACCGGGTGCATGGCGAGTCCTTCAACTCAAACCTCTGCATTCTCCTCCTCCACTTCCCGCAGCGTCACCTCCACCCGCGGCCTTTCCCTGTCCACCGCAAAGGCGTCCGTAAACCCCGCTATCTCCTTCCAGCCGTCGCCTTGAAGCACGCCGCAGCCCACCAGCGCGTCCTGCACGAACTTGCGGGCAAAGGCCACGTTGTCCCTGTCCCTGCGGCGGTTCTTTTCCACCCAAACATAGTCCATCACCACCGGACGGGTCAGCCGCACGCCCTTCAGCTGTGTCCGCGCCGCGGCCGCAACGATAGCCTCCGCACGCCGCTTCATGCCCGCGGCGGCGTACTTGTTCCGCCGTTCCGCCGCAATGTACTCGTTCAGCCCCGGCAGCGGGCCGGGAACCACAAGCCGGTACGTCATGCCCCCTCCAGCTCCCGCCTCATGCGCGAGCGCAGCCGCTCCATGTCCGCCTTGGCGCGCTCGTCCGTCTCCGGACTGGGCCGGACGCTGGGAGACGGCCCCTTCTGCGCCTTTGCCGGCCGCGTCCACCGCTCCCACTTCTCCGCGTTCCGGCACGCCGCCTTCCAGTCCTTCATGGGGGTCTTGCCCACCATCCAGCCCTTGGCCGCATAGAAGTCAAGAAACTCCTGTGCGTCCACCGGGCTTTTGCGCTCGGCAACGTACAAGCGCACCTCGTCCAGCGTGGGCGGGACAAACCGCGTGCTTCCCGTGCGCGTGCCTTCTATGCCCGTGCCTTCCGTACCCGTGCCTTCTATGCCCGTGCCCTCCGCGCGCGTTCCCCCCTCTGTAAGAGGGGCTTTTCCTTCTCTTTTTCCTTTTCCTTCTCCTTTTCCTTGGGGGGCGTCCGGGGGGCGCTCGCCCCCCTTCGCTCCATTGCGCCTGTTTCGCTCGCACTTGTCCGCATAGGCCTGCCTGTCCCTGTCGATGTTCCACCGCATGGCTGGAAAGATAACCGCTTCCCTTCCGCTCAACTCCGGCGCCGCTTCGCCGCTGCTGTACGCCAGCAGCGCGCTGAACAGCCGCCCCCGCTCCGCATCGGAAAGCATCGTCATCCACTCACGATAGGAATGATAGGCACAGAAATACTCCATCGCCATCGGCAAGCCTCCTCAGAACGGCAGCTCGCCGCCGCCGTCTGCAAGCTCTGTAAATGGACTCCCCGCGCCGCCGTCCGCCGCGCCCTGCTTCACCAGCGCCTGCCATGTATCCGACGTCTCCACCTCGGCGCGCATCCACTGGGGCAGCTTCTCAAACACCGCCCTGGCCGCCTCCGCGTCCCCGTCCATGTCAAACAGCAGCGCTTCGTTCTCCAGCGGCGGCACCTCCATGCCCTTCATGGCGCGGGAAATTGCCGTGATGTTGGTGTATGTATTGCCATTCCGCTCCTGATTCACCACTCCAATGACGCACGGCGCACCCAGCAGCTTCCGCATGTCAAAGCCCTTCAGCTCCTCCGGCGTGAACGGTACGCCGCGCCATGCGCACAGGTCGCGGTACAGCTCTGACTTCTCGTTCAGGGAAGCCGTGTACTTCTTGGACAGCCACCGGGGCTTGTCCGCACCGTCCACCTCCACCCGCTCCGTGGGGAACTCGAAGATAAGCCGCAGCTTCTCCTGCCGCTTATCCCACTTTTCGTTGTACTGTACGCCAAGGTCAATCACTCCAACGCATCGGGCGGGATAGGTTCCCGCCTCCATCGGCGCAACGCGGGCGCCGCCGTTGTCTTTTACCGTCAATGCCATTGTTCATTCTCCTCTTCTGTCACGTGCGCATTGGGCCGCGCGGCCAGTCGAATAACGCCTCCAACACGTCCTCGCAAAGTCCGCTCTGCTCCACTTCGCCCTGCCGGGCAAAGCTCCGCCCGCTCTGTCACGCTCGCATTTGCCGCGCTGTTCGATGCGGCTTCCCTCCGCCTCAGGCTCCATCTGCGGCATATCGCCGCAGTTTCCGCCTTCGCTCCGGTCCATCCGCACCGGCGCGGTTATGCTCACGCTTCCTTTAATTCAATCGGGCACAAATGCCCAACCTCGCTGAATGGCAGCAAAAGCTGCTCCCCCGTCGCCCTGCAGCTATACCGCCGGAAGGCCTCTTCATAGCGGCAGAACACCATGCAGCTGGCACAGCACACTTTCCCCTCCGGGAAGTACACCGGAACGTATGCAACCCCTTTTGCGTAGTGTGTCACGCCATTTTTTACCGCCATCCGAACTCCCTCCACAGGTAGCGGTGGTCGTCCGCGAAGCGCTCTAGCGCGTCCGGCTCCCCCGCCAATACCCAGTCGATAAAGTCCTCTATGTACTCCTTCGCCAGCTCGCGGAAGTCTACCTCTTCCGGCCTTTCCCGCTCCTCGCCGTATCCGTATCCGGTCAACTGCGCCCGGCTCACCGCCGGATGCTCTAACTCAAGGTCACGCATTGACAAAACCGCCTTCCTGCGTTATAGTTGCCATAGTGCTATTTCCCCTGCCGTCGGTGAAGGTTCCAGCTTCATCGGCGGTCTTTTTTTGTTCGGTCAGTTCCACCTTCCGGTAGAACTCCACATAGTGCTGGGTCATATTGCCCTGCCGTTCCTTGCCCATCATGGTAATGTATCCGGCCTTGAGCAGAAGACGGCCAAGCTCCAGCCGTTCCGGCTCTGAGAGTATATGCCCCTTCTGCGCGTAAATTCTCAAGTCGCCTTCCCCCGTTCCACCAGCTCATAGACTGCGTTATTGATACCGCTCCGCTTGTTCGGCCGCTTGCCCACCACTCGGACAATCCCCATGGCCTTCAGCTCGTGCAGCCGCGGCTTTACGGCGTTCAGGTCGGAAAAGCCCAGCTTGTCCGCAATTTCCGCCGCTGTCATGGGGCCTTCACGCAATGCGCCGAGAATGAGCATCGCTCGCGGCGTCAGGTGTAAGCGCGCGTGGGTTAAGCCCTCTAATCTGGTCTCCTCTGTCGTTGTCATTCTTTTTCACCTCCTTTCAGGGCTGCTTGCGTCTGCCTTCCTATGAGCCGCCCTGTAAGCCTTCTTGTAGGCAATGATTTTCTCTCTGTTCGCCTCCTGATAAGCTCTTTTATAGGCAGCAATCTTCTCCTTGTTGGCCGCCCTGTATGCCTTCTTATAAGCGGCAATCTTCTCCTTGTTTGCTTCCCGATAAGCCCTTTTTTGCTCCGCAATTCGCTCCTTATTCGCCGCCCGATAGGCTCTCATATAGGCAGCGAGCTTATCCCCGTTCACTTCCCTGTAAACCTTTTTATAGGCGGCAATTTTCTCCCTGTTGGCCTTGCGGTAAGCCCGCTTTCGCTCGGCAATCCGCGCGCCGTTTGCCTCACGGTAGACCTTCCCGCAGGCGGCAATTCGTCCCTTGTTCGCCTCACGATATGCCTTCTTGCAGGCGAAGGAACGGCGCTGCTTTTCGTCCATCCGCTCCACCATGGCCGCACGGTCTAATCCCCGGCTCATGTGCAGCTCCTCGCTTGTTAGGCGGAAACCGGCCTCAATTTCAGCGTCCGCCCGCGCCAACTCCTCCAATTCCGCGGCCGTGAAGGCTGCCTTATGTACCGCGCCCATTGTCTTCTCCTCCAAAGGGCCGCCGCCCCAACCATTCCGGATAACAGTTCCCAAGCCACAGGCAGAGCACCGTCAACGCCAGAAATACGGCAATCAGGGCAGCGCCCTTTCCCAGTGGATACGCCGTATCCCGCTCCAGCTTGTCCACCATGGCAAGGCACCACAGACCGTTCCATGCCGCCAGTCCACGGAACAGCCAGTCTAATAGGCGGTTCATGCGCTCACCTCCAGCAATTCATTTTTGAGCGCCAGCACCAATGACCGCGCCGCCTTATCCAGCGCACCGTCACTCAACTGCTCCGGCATCGCCAGAATGCACGCCACCTCCGGCATCGTGAAATGATAGGCCTGCACAAAATAACGCAGCTCGCGCAGGGTAAAATCCTGCGGGTTTTTCAGCCGCCGGTAATAAGTCGGATGCTGGAAGCCCAGTGCGACACACACGTCGGTGTATTTCTCACCGCGCATCGCCAGTCCCTTTTCAATCAGGCCCACCAGAAGCTGGTCGCCCTTCTCATTCGGAGTCAATTTTCGTTTGGGCATTTTCATACCTCCCATCCTGTTTTTCTGTTTGTTTGCATAGTTGTCGCGTCTGTCCCTCCTCTCTGCTGTCTGCGGTTCTTTCACACTGTGCTTTGTTCCTTGTCCACTCGAGTGAAAAGCTCATCTTTGCACTTGTCTGGGAAAAAACGCTCGTTGATGCTGCATACCTCGGGCCATGTGAAAGGAGTTTTCCCAGACATCTTATTGTGGAGTGCCTTCCCTGAAATCCCAAGTGCAGACGATATTGCGCTCTTTTTTATGCCACGTTTGGCAATCTCTCCAGCCAGGTTTGGAAATGCAATGTTACCCATAAATTCACCTCAACTCCCGTAATTGGAATTTCTTACGTCACAATAACACCGTTTTTGGAATTTGTCAATAGTTTTTTGATTAAAAAAATTCCAATTACGGAATTTTAACTCTTGACAGCACTCTTTCGGTAGGATACAATTAGTTAAAAGGCGGTGTATTTTGATGAGCCTCAGCAGCAAAATTAACGAACTCAGAAAGCAAAAGGGATTAAGTATAGATGAGCTATGTCAAAAATCAGGCATACCAAAAGGGACATTAAGTAAAATCACGGCTGGGATAACGACAAGCCCAACCCTTGATACTGTGTGCGCTATTGCAAATGCTTTGGAATGTACTTTAGATGATTTAAGCGATAAACCCATAAAAAAATCTCCCGCACCAACCGTAGCCGGTGCGGGAGTACCACCCACCAGGGAAGGTCTCAAAGTCGGTCTCGCTTACGACCAGGCAGACGACGGAATCCGAGCCTCCGTTCGCAAATTGCTGGATATAAACCCTGATGGCACTGACGCAGAAGAGTTCGCGTTCTCTCTTGCAGCCTGTGGCGGCGGCCTCCGGCAAGAATCGCTGAGTAAAGACCAAATTAGCCTCGCAACAAAGATTGCCAAAGAGACAATGGCAGAATAAAAGACATAGAAAGTCTTTTCACCGACCTACTCCTTATCCTATAATCGAAGTAAGTCGATTATAGGAAGGTGATAGCTATATGATGTTAGCAATTCAGGAATACGCGATGGACTTACTATTAGAGGCGCACCAGACAGAGCTGCCGATTGATATTGCTTCACTTGTGCAGCATCTCGATGTCAGGCTGGTCCCTTATTCAAAGGCCAGAAAAATACTGGACGCCTTAAGCTTCTGGGAATATGCCCAGACCGTGAAGGGACTGAGCTTCCAGCTTGCGGACGGCCTATATGTCTGCTATTCCGATAGGCTCTCTCTGATTGAGCGCCGGAGCGTCATCATGCACGAGCTGGGTCATATCTACCTCAAGCATCTGAGCTATGGCGGCATCCTGGGAAAAAGCGCATCCAAGGCTCAAGAGGACGCGCAGGAACAAGAGGCAAACACATTTGCGCTGTGCGCCCTGGCGCCTATTGACCTCCTCATGCGCCGCGGCATCACATCCTCGGACGAGATACAACGGACATGCCGGTTGTCCGCAGCAGACGCCAGAATTGTGGCCGCACACATAGCCGCACAGCGAAAACCAAAATTTATAAAGCGTCCTTCTCCGGCCTTAATCTGCATCATTGTCATGCTGGTGGCTATCACCGCCGTTTTCTCATCTGTTCCCCGCAACACTGTAAATCCGCCTTCTGCCGGCAGCGTATATGTCACCAAGGCTGGGAGCTGCTACCACCGGTCGGATTGTTATCAGATTGTCGGCTCAGAAACGATTGTGCTGTCAGAAGAAGCTGCCATAGGCAGCGGGTATGAGCCGTGCAAATCCTGCCACCCTGAAAAATAAAAAAGCCGCTCTCAGTGCTGCAACACCAAGAGCGGCGGATACATGGCACCCCACCCATCACGGAAAGAGCCTCCATGTCCTTTTATTGTAGCATGGAGCGCTGCTGCAATCAAGAGGAGGAATTGATATAGCATGGCAAAAGCCCACAAGCTCCCCAGCGGAGCGTATCGCGTTCAGGTTTACATGGGCAAGGATACCGACGGAAAAAAGCAGTATAGGTCAATCACCCGCGCCTCCAAGCAGCAGGCGGAATTTGACGCTTTGCAGCTCCAGCTACATCATAAAGAGGTCTCACGCGATTCAGGCAACCTAACCTTGGGCGAAGCGATGGAGCGCTATATTAAGAGCAAAAACAGTATTTTGTCGCCGTCTACCATTCGCGGTTATGCGTCCATTCGCAAAAACAGCCTGTCCGCCCTCATGGGCCTGAAGCTCAACGCCCTCACCTTGCCCATTGTGCAGCAGGCATTCAACGCTGAGGCAAAGGCCGGACATTCTCCCAAGACTTTACGGAATATCCACGGCTTTTTTACTGCTGTGTTACGCGTTTACCGTCCCGACGCCAACCTTTCCGCCACTCTTCCGCCGCCGGAAAAGAATGAGCAGCATATCTTGGAGCCGGAACAAATTGGCGCGCTGCTCAAAGCAGTGGATGGGCAGGAGATGGAGATTCCCATTCTGCTGGCAGTATGGCTTTCCATGCGCTCTTCAGAGATTACCGGTCTGACATGGGACTGCGTGGATTTTGAGAAGAGCGCTATCACGGTAAAACAGGCCCGCGTGCGCAACGCTGACAATGAATGGGTGATGAAATGCACCAAAACCACTGCATCCACCCGCACACTCGACGCCCCTGCCTATATTATGGAGCGCCTGGCCAAAGCAAAGGCATCCGCTGCCGAAGAGCAGGTGGTAACGATACCGGGGAATTGCCTCTATCAGCGGCTCAAAACCATCCTGCGGCGTAACGGCTTGCCAAGCATCCGCTTCCATGACCTCCGGCATACGGCGGCATCCGTCATGCTGATGCTGAATGTCCCCGATAAGTATGCTCAGGCGAGAGGCGGCTGGGCATCTAACCGCACCATGCGCTCTGTTTATCAGCACACCATAGACGCAAAGCAAAAGGCGGTCGATGCAACAATCAATCAATTTTATAACGCGCTCATTGAGAATTAGCCGCTTTGCGCTTGCAGCGATTGCCGCTTACCCCGTGCAGCTATTCAATCTTGAAGGGCTACAATGTATGCAGCCGCTGCCACAGCTTACGCCTGGCCGCTCTTTGGGCATTGCTGTCAAACGTGTTGCCCGCCGGTCTGACAATACACCATCAAAAAGCAGCAAAAAAGAGGCCGCCTGAAGCAGGCGGGCCTCTTCCTTTTTTATGTGATTTTTCGTGTGATTTCGCGTTTTTTCGCGTGATAAGCCTTGCATTTTTTTGATAAATATTGTATAATAAAGATAGAAAAGGAAAGGAGGAGCAGGCCGTCAAACCATTGCGGTACAAGCTCCCGTGTAAAAAACAAGAAACCCCGGCCCGTTTCCGAACCGAGGTTTTTGGTGCGCGAGGCGGGAGTCGAACCCAACCAGAAATTCACAAACTGGTTGAGGCGCAATGGAAAGCGCGGTTACACATTGCCATGTGTGATATTTTGTGTGACATTCCTCGCGCTCGTTTTCCACCCCATTAGGCATACCGGTTACATAGAATTACATTATGATAAGGAGTGCATTTTTTATGAAAACCAGCACGTTAATTCCACAATCTGAAATCCAGGCTTTTCTCCGCAAATTGGGCGCATCCGCTAAATATGTGGGCTTTCACCACACGACACAAGCCTTACAGCTTGTGCTTGAAGAGCCGGACCGGCTCTCCGCTTTAATCAAAAGCGTGTATGTGGAGATTGCCGATACAAACGGCGCAAGCGCCTCGTCGGTAGAACGGAGTATCCGCACCATGATTGGACAGATATGGCGCGATGGCGACCGCGATTTTCTCGATGAAGTCGCAGGCCGTCATCTACTGAAACCACCAACTAACGGCGAGTTTTTGGACATGTCAGCCCACTATCTGACAGAAAACAATTAACCCTTGCGCGGGCGGAGCTGTAACAGGCTCCGCCCTTTTTGTTTCGGCCCGTCTCCCTGTTACAACTTCATTATAATATCTTTCCGTGTCGAAAAAGAGAGATTTAAAGGCGATTTTTTCTTCAAAAATCGACAAAAGGGGACGCCATACCGGCATCCCCTCTCTCAATTCTTCAAATCCCTAACGTCATGCTCGACCTCGGTCATGCGTCCCTCCAGCTTAAAGGTACGTTCCACCACCTCGTTGTGCTTCTGCACCTTCTTTTCAAGCTGCTCGATACGATACCGGGTCAGACTGCTGGACGCCACAACACCCAGCAGCGAGCCGCCCAATGTTCCAAACAGGGACAGCACTGCCACTGTAATTTCCGGCGCCATTGCTCGTCTCCCCCGCCCTTATAGGATGATAGCGGCTAACGCCGCCGCTTTCTAATAGTACAGAATCACGCAGCCGGAAGCGCCCTTGCCTCCCCTGCCGCCTTTTCCGCCGACGCCGCCCTTGCTTTTGGCGGTGTCTATCTCTACATTGCCATTTTGCAGGAACGGCCCGCCTGCGCCGCCTCCGCCGCCTCCGCTGCCGCCATTGCCGCCGCTGCCATAGCTCGGCCCGTCTGCGCCGTCTCCGCCGTCCGCACCATCGCCGCCCGCGCCTGCGCCGAACTCATACACATTGACGTTCCAGCCCTGCCGCTTCGTCCACGCATCCTGTCCGTCTGCACCGTCTGCGCCGTCCGCTGCGCCGCCGCCGCTGCCGCCGCCCATCTTTGCGTTGTAGAACATGCCGCCGCCGGGCGAGGAATAGGACTGCTCCAACTCGCTGCCCCGGACGCCGCCGTGGCAGACCGTTCCGTTTTTGGCGGTTACATCGCCGCCCTTCCCGTCCTCTCCGCCGCCGCCTGCGCCGCCGTCCACGCCGTCCTGTCCGGGCAGGGCATAGGTTACGCCGCTAAAAATATCGGTATAACCCATGCCGCTCACCTCGCCCTCCGCGCTGCTGTGGCCTGCAAACGCGCTCTCCTGCCCCAGCGCCACAGAGTAAGACTGTCCCGGCGTCACATCCATCGTTATGACAAATATTTTCCCGGCTCCGCCCGCCTTGCCGCCCTTGCCGCCTGCGCCGCCCGCCGCACTGTAAGAAAGCTCATGGCCGTCCACGCTGGTGTAAGGCCCCAAGAACGTAAACGAGCCGTCCTCGCCCGCCTCTCCGTCCGTACCCGCTTCGCCGTCGCTCCCCGCGCCAATCAGCACCGCGCGCACCTGGGTCACGTCCTCCGGCGCCGTCCATGTTCCTGTCGTATTCAGCACCGCAGCCTGCCGGTAGTTGTTCCCCACAGCCCCCGGCTCATAGCCGCTCACCAGCTCCGCCGCCGCCCGCAAAACGCCGCTCAGCGTCACGTCCAGCGAGCGGATAAAGCCCGCCGTTTCACCGCCAAACGGGTCCTCGTACTGCACCGCGTCCCCCGGCCGCTCCCCGCCCACCACAAGGTCGGCCCGCGTCACCGCCGCGCCGCCGTAATAGGCCATGCACCGCCGCGCCGTGTTCCCGCTGTTGGCCAGCGACACCAGCGTGGCGTCCGTCACTCGCACCACATTGTCCTGCACGCTCACCAGGCTCCGCACCGCAGGCGCTTCCGCCGTAATGACGCGGCTCGTATGGGCGTACGCCTTGCCTGTCAGACGGCAAAACGCCGACTGGCCCAGCACCGCGTAATTGACTCCCTGCTCCAAAATCGTGCCGCCCTCCGCCGTCAGGCTGTGCATCGGGCCGTCGAACACCACCAGCGCGCCGGTACAATTCAGCCCCTTCGGGGTCATGAGCGCCTGCTCGCCCACCTCCCCCTCAAACAGCGTCTCCTCCTGCGTGCTGCTCAAGGCATGGTAGGCGTGCTCTGTGACCTCCGCGCGGCTGGCCGCCGCCGGATGCTCCACCGTGCCGCCCATATACAGCCGTTCCCCGCTCAGCCCGCTCTGTTCAGCAGGACGCAGAAGGGTGAACAGCAGTCCGCCGTCCTCCTTCTTTTTCATGCTGCAGCCCATGGCAAATAAAAGCTGCTGTAAATTGTCCCGGCGGCTTGCCACCGGCAGCCAGCCATACACCGGCTGCTGGCGGAAAACCGGGTCAAGCTCATACGCCGCAGCGCCGCCCATGACGTCGGCCAGTACGGCCTCCATGCTTTCGCCCCGGTACAGCCCGCCGTAATGGGTGCTGCCCGCCAGCAGCCCCATGGCCGACGTACATGACAGGGTGTAAGTATATTTTGCCGTGCGCTCCACCTTCGTCAGATAGAACCGCCCGATAAGCGCACCGTTATACCGGTAGTCTACCGGCATGCCGTAGCTGAACTCTGCCAGGTCGTCCCCCAGCACCCGCACATACGGCCGCACCGCGTACGAAAGGCCCTCCTGCGTTTGCAGCCCTGCCGCGCCCGCAGGAAGAAACAGCGTCGACACAGCTGCGCCGCCGTCCAGCTCCACCTCCAGCGTGTCCACCGCCAGCTCGTCACTGATGAGCGACGTCCCCAGATAGCAGCTCCCTGACAGTATCCGGCTGTCGTCAAAGGCCTGCCCGTTTACCGTCACCTCATTGCCCATCTCACGGCCTCCTCTTCGGCGACATGGCCGTGAACGTCACCGTCAGGCCGCCCCAACGGTTAAAGCCGTCCCCCATCCGCTTCAACTCGTCCTCCACGCCCGACACATACGCCTCAAAGGTGATTGTCCCCTGCCCGTAGGGCACCGTGATGGTATGGCTGTCCTCCGGCGACGACAGCACCTCATACAGCGCGTCGTACTCCGCCACATTCAGCCGGTTCGTCTCCAGCGTCAGGCTGTAATTGTAGTAAGTACCTATGACGTCGCGCTTCATCGCCCCCGACTTTACGCGCCCCGCGTTCTCTCCGTCCAGTATCTGGCCGGAACGCTTCAGCCCGCCCTCCGGCACCAGCACCCTGTACGACCGCCCGTCTACTGCAAATACCGTCCTGTCCGTCATCCCATCACCCCCTGCACCAGCTTCACGCCCCGCCGCTGGCTCTCTCGGTCAAGCTCCAGCTTCAGCCCACGCACAAAGCCCCGTCCGGCGCTCAGGTGCAGCGTGATGTCCTTCGTCCCGCCGCCCCGCCGGGAAAGCACGTTCTCCACCGCCTGTTCGATGGTCTTGAGCGGCGCCTCCACATTCGTCCCGCTCTTCTGCTCGCCCAGTACCGCCATAAATTCTCGGTTCGGCGGAATTACTGCGCCTTTGGCCAAGGCGGGAATGGAAACCTGCGCCACACGCGGCATCGCTCCGCTTATCTGCCTCTGCGTCAACCCTGGCGTGTTGCGGATAATCATCTTCTGGTTCTCACTGGAACCGGCCTTGAAAAAGTCCACGAGGGCGTCCTTTGCCTTGACCGCCATATCAATTACCTTGCCCAGAAAACCCATAATGGCCTCTATCGGCGCCGCCAGCGCCGTTTTCATGCCCTCTACCGCATTTGTTATCGCTCCGCGGATATTGGCCCCTGCCGCCACCGCTCGCTCTGTTATCCCGTTCCATAGACCGCTGAAAAATCCCGCTATTGGTTCTATGATGGTTGCATAAAACCATGTACTCGCACCAACCCACACCGCAACAATACTGTTCCAAGCGTTTTGAAAAAAGCCAATAATGTTTTCTCCTAAAGTAGAAAAGAAATTGGCAACCGGCTCAATGAAATTCGTTCTGAACCATTCGACCTGTTCTCCGATATAGTCCTGAAACGCAGGCCCTATCGTATTCACGAAGTAGTCCCTGATATCTGCACCCAGTCCTGCGAAAAAGCCGCCAATCATGCCGCCAAAGCCAAGGATAGCACTCCCTACCAGCTCTGCTATACTTATAGCCAAGGCCAGCGGGTCTAAATTTGCGAAAAAATCGACCAAACTTTCATAAATTTCCGTCCCGATAGACACCCAATCTTTCGACTGCCACCATCCGGACAAGCTCTGAATACCGTTCCGCAGAAAATCCCCGATACTTTTTCCCAACAGTCCCCAATCTAACCCACCGAAGAAGCCATAGAGGACGTCCGATATTCCGGTAAGTCCTCGGACAAGCAACGCGCCGACCGTTCCGAAGTCAATACTTCCAATCATCTTATTTATCCCTGCCGCCGCCTTTTCTCCGATGGCGCCGAAATCAAAAGCAGTTACAAACCCATAAGCAATATGAAAGGCATTGTCCAGCTTCTCCCCAAGCCGTTTTCCATTTTCTTCAGGGTTAAGCCCCTCCACCACGCCGTTCAGCTTTTCCGCCAACAAGGCGCCTGCTCCAGTCCAATCGCCGCTTTCAATGGACGCTTTCAGCTCCTCCACCCAATCCATGGCCCATTCGTCCGGCTCCAAATTGACGGCCGCCGAAAAACTGGAAGCCACTCCTGAAACATCTGGCATTGCGACACTACCGCCACCGCTTCCACTTGACTGACCAGACGAACCACCAGAAGACAGTTGATTCAGCTCATCAAAGCCCGCCAGCACCTTTTTTTGCGCCTTTGCCGTCTTTTTTGTGGCATCGGTCAGGGACTCCTGCTCGTTCGCACTGTTTGCAATCGCGGCGCCAACACCGGAAGCATTCTGTTCCGTTTGCTGAATTTGGGTATCCGCGCCCCCGAACAGGGAACCGACCACCGCATTGAAGGTGTTCGCCATAGCAATGAGCGACGATACGATTGCGTTCAGCACTTTCACCACCGGAGCAAGCACTTTGATAAGCGCCTGCCCAATAATGGACATGAACTCCTGCCACTGCATGGATAAAATGCGGGTCTGGTTGGCCCAGCTGTCGCTTGTGCGCGCAAAGTCCCCATGGGCAAGCGACAACTGGTCTACCACGAAGCGGTAGCGCAGTCCTACCAGCTCCGCCTGGCTCATGGCGGAAATGTCCTTGTTGATGCCCTCCTGCAAGGCGTATGCCTTCAGGTTGGCCTGGGTCATTACCACGCCAAGGTCTTTCAGCGTCTCCGTTTCACCGGTGAAAACGCTTTTCAGCTTGGTATCCGCCAGCTCCTGGGAGATATTGAAGAACGAAGCCACGTCTCCGCTCAATCCGGTCAGCGAGATTGCCATGTCGGAGGCGGCCTCCTCATTCATGCCCATGCCCCGCGCCATCGCCATGTAGGTGCTGGCTGTCTTTTTTGCCGCCAGTCGGCTCATACCGAATTGCTGGATTGACGTTTCCGCAAAGGCCTCTATCTTATAAGCCATGTCCCCGAAGGCCACGTCGACGACGTTCTGAACCTCCTCCACATTGCTGCCCAGCTCAATAGCCTGCTTGCCGAAGTCCACCAATGCCTTTATGGTAAACACCGCAGCCAGCACGCCGCCCAGCTTCTTCACCACACTGGACAAGCCGCCGAACTCTGTTTTCAACCCCCTGATACCTGACTTGAGCGCATCGGTATTCAGCGCGGTATCAATCACCACTTTTCCGTCCGCCATATTCTCCCCCCCTTCCTTATTCTCCTAACAGGCGCAGGAACTGCTCCTGTTCCGCCCGCTCTTCCTCGGTATAACGCTTTTGGAAATCCACCTGCTCACGGTGCTCCTGATAGAACTCCCGCTCCCAATCCGTGAGCTTTTTCCCGCGACGGCGCTTGTCACGAATAGCGACCACAGTGGAAAGCTGTCCCTCCCCCATAGCGCCAAACCAGCCGAGGAACGTCCACCAGTGACAAAAGGGCAGGCTGCGCACCTCACAGCCTGCCGTTTTGTTCACTCCGGAGATAATCATCCCCGCGTCCTGTTCCCAGTCAAGGAGCTTCGCCCCCGCCCTGCCCTTGTCCTCCTCGCCGCCGTTAAGAAACGCCATGAGCCACTCCGCAGCCGCCTGATAGTCTCTCTCCGGCATAGCCGCAAAGTCCTCATAGAACAGCGCCAGCGCTACATAGAGGCGGGTCGCCTCGTCCTCCTCCGGTGCGTTCAGCCGGGCAAGGATGTCCAATATGTCCCGAAAGTCAGCGTGGACAGGGTATGTCCGCCCGCCAATCTCCGCCGTTTCAGGCAGCTCCCACCGGTTCACTTCGCTCTTGACGTCCGGCGGGCTTTGGCCTCCGCCACCGCCTCCGCCGCCGCGTGCTGACGGTGACGCTTAACGCCCTCCTCCAAAAGAGGCTGGAGCGCCTCCAGCACGTTGCTGATGAGCCGCTGCCCGTTCCTTCCTACCGCCAGCAGGTTGACGCCGCCCAGAATCCGGTCAAAGTCGTTTTCTTCGCCAAAAACCTGCGCCAGCTTCTCCTTCAGCGCGCGGTCAAACGCATTCATGAGGGCAAGCATCCCCGCCGCGTCCTTTTCGTCCAACGTCTCCGCCTGCTTGCGAAAGTCCTCCTCCAGCTTCGGCAGCTCCACCGCAAGCTCAGAGAACCGGTGATACACGTTCGGGTCGGACGGATTGAAGCGCAGCAGCTCCCCGCCGTTCACCTCAAATTCCAGAATACCGTTGTCAATGGCCAGCTTCCCCGCCATATTGAACCATGCTCCTTTCGCGCTTACGCGCCTACCGTAAATGTCTTTGTGGTCGGGTCAAAGGTACCCTTTTCCTTCTCGCCGGTGTAGTGGACATTGAAGGGAATCTGATAGCCCGTGCTGTCGCCGCCGTAGCTGCTCACCTCAATGACCGCCTTCTCACGGATGGCGGGATAGCCCCCCTCGCCGGACGTTTCCCACAGATGCACCTCCACCACGTCGGTGTTGCAGTCGTCCAGCGTCAATGCGCCGTCCACGATGGCCTGCAAGCGTTCAAACAGCGGGTCGCCCTTCTCCGCATAGTACGGCTCCACGCTGCCGCTCTTTTCATAGCCGGTCACCAGCACCGAGGTCTCCCCCAGAATGTTCTTGGTTGTCTCCACCTCGGCGGACAGCTCTGCGCTGTACTCCTCCAGATTCTTGCCCAGCCGCACATACTCCGCCGTCCCGCTGGCCGCCGCGTTGATGTAGTGCGCCATATACTTTCGCTCGATTTTTGCCATTCAAACCACCTCGTATTTCTTCACAAATCGGACAGACAACTGCACCATGTAAACGCCCGTCCCTTCCCCTGTCTCAAACAGCGCGCCGTTCTGCGCCGCGATGCGTTCTTCCTTCGGCTCATCCCCAAAAACAGGCGCGCGCCCCGTCACGGCCTGTTCCTGCACCCATTGCTGGAACGCAATCACCCAGTCGGCATTTATGGTTGCGCCCACATCGTCCCCCGCCGCCTTTTCCAACACGCAGTAAATGCCGAAGTTGTACTGGTTCACCACGGTCACATTCCCCAGCACATCCTCCGCGCGGGACACTTCAACCAGCCCCGCAGGAAACAGCCCCGCGTTGGCCGGCGCCGTGTCGGTGTAGTCCACCTGAAACTCCGATAAGATGTCAAAGTCAGGAAAGGTGCCAAGCCACTTGCGCACGCACTCCAAAATGGTCATGCTTTCACCTCTTCCTCCTGATGTACCGCTGCAAATCCGCACGGATGGCGGCGCCCTCTGCGGCAGCTAAAGCCCTGTCCCAATAAGGGCCTGCTCTTGGATTCTTCGTCTTGGTGTAAATCAGGTCGCGCTCCGTCGCTTTTTTGGGCGCTTTCCCTTCCATGGCCTTTCCATAATAGATATACTTTGCATAGGGCGTTTCCGTCACGATATACGACTTGTTGATATTCGTCCCCGTCATAGTGAGCTTGACCGTTGTTCCGGTTCGGTACGGCATATAGCGCGCAATCCGCCGCAGCACGTTTGCCGTGTGGAACCGCTGCACGTCGCCTCCGGCGGTCAGCCCTTTGTCCTTCAGGATGCGCCCGGTCGGATTCATCTTCACTTTGACCTTTGCCCCTGTTTTCATCCGCCCGCCTCCACATGAATCAGCCTGCCGCGCCAGTATTTCGGGTCGGCGTACTGCACAATGACCAGCCCGTGATGCCTCGCAGGGAGAAGCGCCGCCCAGTCCTCACGGCCCGTTATCTCCGGCCCCTCCCCCAGCATCACCTTGTCGCCCACAAAAACGGCCTGCTCGCTGCACGGCATGACCAGCAGGAAGGAATTGACCTCCCTGCTGCCGGTCTTGCCGATGCTCTCCACCTTTTTGAAGTCCAGAAAGGCGTTGTGAACCACCTTCCTCGTATAGCTGTCGCCGTCCCTGTGGTAAACCGTCACCGTCTGACAGCAGAGGCTGTAATCCACCGGGGCGGCTCGGCGCTTGATGCGCGCCATCAGCCCACCCCCCGAAAGATGTCCAGGTAAGCGGACGCGCAGCGGTACAGTTCCTTCGCCTGCCCCTTGGGGCTTACGTCCACCATTTGCGCCGCCGCGTTTCCATAGCTGACCGATACGCTGCCGACAGAGGCGGACTGGACGGGGCCGCCCTCCCCGTTTGCCATCAGGTCAAAGCTGTAAAGCGCCTCTGCCATGGCGCAGATTGCCATCGCCTCGCTGTTCGGGTCGGGGACGGTCACCGTATAGATGCGCCGGTACCGCTCCAGTTGGGCGGCCGCCCGCTGTGCGCAGGGCGGCCACTCCTCCTCTGGAATGGAACCGCCTCGGTAGGTACTCACATAAAAGTCATAGTCCACCATGGCGGCGCCCTCCTTATTTCTCTCCGGCGGGGGTTTTGGCGTGCTTGTCCCGAAGATGCTTCTCCAGCGCTTCCCTGCTCTTGTATACCTTGCCGCAGGCGGGGCAGGTGTGCGCGGCGTCCGTGAAAATCAGTCCGGTTACCTTACCCATATCCGCGCCAGCCTCAAGCCTTATGGTGCAGGTAAATGCCCGCCGCCTTATTCTGGTACACGTCGGCAATGCCCACATTGCGGTAGCCGAACTTATAGGCGTCCGCCGTCTGGTTCTGTTCCGGTGTAATGATTTTCGGCGCCACATGCTTGGGGAACTGAATGACAGCAGCCTGATGAATCAGCATGAAGTTGATTTCTTTTCCCGCGTCTGCTTTGGTATAGCCGCCGGCCGTCTCGTCCTTCTCCGTGTCGCCGGAGCCTGTCAGCTTGCCGCTCTTCTGCTCGATAGCCGTGTAGAATCGGGTCTGGGGCACCTTCACCGTCTTGGCAAAGTTCTGAAGCACTTCGCGGCTCTTGGTGGTGTCCAAATCCTGCACCATGCCCAACAGGGTGGGGGTGATGTACAGGTAGCGGCCCTCCTGCGGCACCTCGTCCTCGTCCATCTTGTCGTTGGCTTCGCGGATAGCTTTCAGCACCGCCGCGCCGTCAGCCAGCGTGGCTCCCGCACTGACCTTGCTGATACCGGCCTTGCCGGCATAACAGGCAAAGCGGAACGCGTCCAGCTCCGGCACCACCTTGGTGCGGATAAACTCACCGGCCAGACGGCCAAACGCAACGCCCGCCGTTTCCAAATCGTCCATAGCGTCCACTGTAAACATACGGCCGCGGTCAAAGTTGCACTTCACCGTCTCGTTGGTCAGGGTCACGTCGCCGTCCACATAGCCGCTGTTGCGGGAGTAATCCCCTAGCCCCTGCATGGACAGCATGGGAAGGATAAGCTCGTTGGCGTTGGCCCCCTGCTGCGCCAGCTCGGCGGCGCCGTCCAGGTCGGCGGTGAGCGCTGCGTTCTTATAAACCTCGTCTAACACGGGTACAAACTGTTTTGCAAGCGTAATTGCGTTCATCTGTCAATCTCCTTTTCAATGTTTTGCGGTCAGTCCGGCAGCCGCCCGAATGGCCTCCAGCCCGTCAGGCGCTCTGCCCGCCAATCCGGTGCCGGCAGCGTAAAAAGGCGGAACGTCGTCCGTCTCAAACAGGTAGGCGCACTCCTTTTTCAGCGCCTCCAGCGCCGCCTTGATGTCTTCGTCCTGGTTTTTGCTCGCCTTCAAGCTGTCCACGTCCAGCAAAGCCGTGATGGCCTTCACGTTCCGGCCTCTGGCCTCCACAATGGCGTCCTTGATGCGTCCGTCAAACGCCAGGTCGTCCAGCTTGCCCTGCCACTCGCGTTCTTGCGCCGCAAGCGTTTCCTCAAGCTCTCTGATTTTTTGTTGCAGGCCGTTCACATCCACGCCCTCAAACGCCTTTAGCTCCTCCTGCGCAGCCTGACGCTGGTTCTTGACCTCCTCGTAATCCGAAAAGGGCTTTCTGGCGTTCTCAATGTCTTTTCCGTTTTCCTCCATGATGGCGTCGATGACCTCCTTGGGCAACGGCTGGTCGCCCACCTTGAAGTTTTGCAAAAATTCCCGTTTCATGGTTTCTCCTTTCTCCGCTATGCTTTTTGTATGCGGGTCGCTTCCGCACGCGGTTGGCCCTTTTACGCCCGGCCGGGGCAAAATGATATGAAAAAACCGCCCGAAAAGGCGGTTTAATCAACTGGTTGTAATGTAAGCGCGTCAGGCGGGCTTTATCTATGGCAAGCTGTTCCGCGTCCCCTGTCGCCTCGCTGGCCGCCACCCGCCGCGCAAAAAAGCAGAGCCTGACGGCCCTGCTTTTTAATGGTCAAAAACATCATACCGGTGGGACACAATGTGGTAGGGCTTGTCGTCCTGCAGCGCCTTTTCCAGCGTTTCTTTATAAACCTGTCCGGCACACTTATCGCCCTGCCGTTGGAAATCACCATAATTGAACGAAATGAATGATTCGCCAAATTTTTTTTTATATTCTTCCAACATTTTCCGCACTTCAGTTGTATTTACGATTTTTATATCGCATCTCGCAACATACATTCACAATCACTCCCACATCCGCTTGTATTCGCGGAATATATTCGGAAAATGTTCTTCCAACAACGCTAACTGTTCTTCACACTCAAATGCTTCCAAAGAAAACAGGTTTGCAAAGATTTCTCTTTCCTTGTTTCCCCGTTTCAGCCAATACTCTTTGTCATGGCTAATCGGAAATTCGTAATCCTGCTCGCATATAGCACTGCAAATATCAGACAGAAAACCATCTGTATCATTTTTTGCAAAACCTAAAAATTTTTCTGGGTCTGCATCAATAACACCCCGTGCATTTGCAATCGCTGTTGAAAATTCTTCATTCTTCCATGACTCGATGAACATGGTATGGTCAATCCGGTGTCCAAGTTCATGCGTATAAACCACATCGAAAGAAAAATCTCTAAATAGGGGGTTCTGCGGGTCATAAAGAATAGCGTCTTCTTTTGCCAAATATCCAAACGGCGACTGTTCCAAGCGCCTTTCCTCATGTAACACGCCTTCCATGGACTGCTGTAAGTACATTCTATTCTTTTCCGGCACACTTTGCAAGAACGTTTTATAATCCGCCTTTGCCGCCTCCAAGTCAAAGGTGCCGTCATCGCGGAAATACTTCTCGTTGGTCTGGAATACCGCCGCCAGATTCTCTTCCCTGCTCCCTCCGCGTCCGGCGGTATGCACCCACGTCCGCTCCCGCTCTGTGCGCAAGCCCGCAGCCTTGGAAAACCGTGCGTACTCCTGATTTAAGCGCGTCAGGCGGGTCTTATCAACAGCAAGCTGTTCCGCGTCCCCTGTCGCTTCGCTGGCCGCCACCCGCCGCTTTTGCCGCCTGATGCGCCCTTCCAGCCGCCTTTGCATCTGCGTGGCCTCATAGCCCGTATAGTGCCGTCCCTCATAAGTAACGCCCCGCTCATTTTCTTCACGGAACGCCGCCA